AGCAGTCAGTTCACACTCACAAACAACCTCCTCGTTGCCACCATCAACTTGCCAAACTCCACCAACATCAACGGGCAGTACGTCACGCCACCAGCGTCGTACCTCGTTACTTGGATGGGCAATTACACTGCCACAGCCACCGCTGTTAATGTCACCCTCGCCGGTGATGTTGCTTATCACACCGTGTCGAGTCAAAACGATGTGACGAGTATTGTAAACACTGGTGCCACCGCCGTCGCTGGTTCTCTGCGTGTGGACACTACCGGTTTGCCCAACGCCACCAAACCTACCATCGCCCTTGATTTCGGTTCCACCGGTACCGCCAAAGCGACCGGAGTGTGCCAAATCACCATTCAAAAACTTGCCACCACAGTTGGATTCTCCAACACTGTCACCGTTTGCAAGCCCGCCGCACCGGCGGCCGATGGTTCACTCAAAGTTTGCGCCACCACCACCACTGTCAACGGTCGTGCGTGTGTGTCTTACAATCCCGGTTTGGGCGTGTGGTTGAGTGGGCGGCACGACGAAGCCGCGTTGCGCGCCGCTGCACGCAACACCACTTACCACGCTTGCACCACCACCACCTCAACGCAAATGTTGGACGTTGCCACCAGCGCCCCATCGGCTGCTGCCGTCGTTGCTGCTTTAACCACAAGTGGAACCACCGCACCCGCTGCCGCTGCGCCGCCCGCAACTGCCGCTGCCGCCGCCCCGCCTGGCGACCAACTTCGTATGCTTGAGCAGAAGGACGGTTGGGTGCGCCTCGCCACGCGATAAGCACCACCCGTCCATCCGGCAAGGCATTCGGCTGTGTGTGTCCGAATGGGGGTCTAACCCACCTCCCGCCCCAGTTACCCACGCTGGCAATACGTACTGCCATTTGACTTTTACGCTGACAACCGTACTGTCACCCGCCCACCGGCACCTGAACCCACCGCATTTATTGCTACGCTGACAATTCGTACTGTCACCTGCACTAATAGCCTTTGGCGCCACCAGCGACCCAATTGGGCACCACCACCCGCACCCGGGGACTTTAAACACAAAGGGTGTGGGCGTGTTTTA